AGAACAACTACTAAATGAAGAACGAACAGCAGAAAATAAACAAAAACTATACAACAGGGAAAGAATAAAATGACAAACGAAGAACAAATAAAAACAGCATTGAAACTATTAGAAGAAGCATATGAAGAATTAGAATATAAAATAAACCCAACAAAAGAACTAGAACTAGCAGAAGCAATAGGATATTTAAATGACTATTTAAACTAACTCGCAATTTTTTTAACGGGAACGCCCTTAAAAACGGGCGTTAAAAAATTGGCTCAAACATCGCAAGATGTAGAGGAATATTATCACACACATATAATCAAAGAAAGGAGGAAAGAAAATGTTTCATTCAGACTATAGAGAAATTAAATTAAAGGAAGATGAATATGAATATCTGATAATTAAAACAAAAGAAAAATATACTACTTTAATAAAAGAAGAAAAATCTGAAGAATATGTAAAAGTAGCTGAATTCAAAAGACCAGAATTTGACTTAGAAGACGTAAAACAAGACATTTATTATTTACATGATAACCATGTAAACACCTACAGAAAGGAGACAAAACATGAAACACAGAACACCAACTAAACCTAAAAAAGACAAAAACGCATTTAAGAGAACAGCAATGAATACGAAAAAAATCAATGTATCACCAAAGGCAATGCGAGGAGGAATTAGACTATGATTTTTAACTTATACGCAGTTAAAGACGAATTAAGCGAATATGCATCACCTATTACAATTCAGGATGACGAACAAGCAAAAAGATACTTCCGTGAAATGTGCATAAATAACAAAATGATTTCTAATAATCCAGAAGACTTCAGCCTTTGGTTAGTCGGAAACTTTAGTACTGTATCAGGCGAAGTACAACCAACAAAACCAAGATTAATCATCCGTGCTAAATCATTTGCAAAGGAGGAACCAACAAATGACAACTAAAAAAAACGCATTCAGAACACCGATAGACGAACCTATTACTATCTCTACTACATCAGGAGAAAAAGAAGAAGAAGTGTTAGCAATGAGATTAAACGACAAAGGCGAAGAAGAGTTCTATATTCAGGGCAAAACTAACGTATACGAAAAAACACAAGCCTTTAAAGAAGAATGCCTGATTGAAAACATACTACGTAAAGTAACAGATACAGGAGACACTAACCTGTTAATGCAACGAACAGGAAGCTACATAGATATATCAGAAATGCCAAACAATATCTTTGAAGCACATCAGCAGATAGAAGAAGCAAGAAAAATTTTTGAAAATCTACCATTAGAAACAAGAGCAAAATATGACCACAGCTTTGACAAATACCTTGCTGATTTCGGCACTAAAGAATGGTTCAAGAATATGGGTATTGATAACGCACCAAAAGAAGAACCAAAAACAAAAGAAGAAGTAAAAGGAGATAATAAAGAATGAACCGAGAAACAGAAAGACACTTTTCACAGGTACCAACTTTAAATATTTCAAGAAGTAAATTCAAAAGACCATTTACACATAAAACAACATTTAATGCAGGTGAAATTATACCTATTTATCTGGATCAAGACATATTACCAGGCGACACAGTAAAAATCAATATGTCACAGGTCATTAGAATGGCTACACCACTCTATCCGGTAATGGATAACTCATTCATAGATATCATGTTTTTCTTCGTACCAAATAGATTAATCTGGGACCATTGGAAAGAATTCTGGGGAGAAAACAAAAACGCTTGGTACCAAACCATTGAATACGAAATCCCACAGATAACAGCACCAGAAGGAAGTCCGTTTACAGCAAAAACAGTAGCCGACTATATGGGCCTGCCAATTAACATTACAGGAAACATAAGTGTATCTGCTTTACCTTTTAGAGCATACGCAAAAATTTGGAACGATTGGTTTAGAGACGAAAACTTACAACAGGAAACACCACTTAACACAGACGACACTACAAGAGTAAATAACCAAACATATGCACAGCTAGGAGGAAACTTACTAAAAGCAAACAAATATCACGATTATTTCTCAAGCTGTCTCCCGTCACCGTTAAAAGGGAACGATGTGTTAATTCCTCTTGGAAATTGGGCACCTGTAGTAACAAGAGAAGACGACATATTAGACACTATAACATATATACCTGAGCCATTAGATTTCACATCATATTCAGGAACAGGATGGACAGAAGGAAACTTTTACAGGACATCAATAAAAGCAACATCTCAATCAACAGGAAGACTTGCTACTAAATCAACAGATACATCAACAGGAACAGGAAGTGTAACAGGAATCTATCCGAATAATTTATGGACAGATTTAAGCCTAGCAACAGCAGCGACAATAAGTCAGTTAAGACAGGCATTCGCCGTACAACGATTTTTTGAAGCACAGGCAAGAGGCGGTTCAAGATACATTGAGTTTATTAAAAATATTTTCGGCGTTACGTCACCTGATGCAAGGTTACAGAGAAGTGAATATCTAGGCGGTAAACGTATACCAATCAATGTACAGCAGGTACTCCAGACAAGTTCAACAAATACAACATCACCGCTTGGAATGACAGGAGCCTTTAGTCACACAACCGACTCAAGCGAATATTTTACAAAATCATTTACAGAACACGGCGTGTTGCTAGGTCTCGCGTGCATCCGCTACGACCACAGTTTTAATCAGGGAATTGAAAGAGGTTGGTCAAGAAAGAAATTCA